GATACTATCATATGTCTTGATGCTGTTGGTGCACCTGATATAATTGTTGCTCTTGTTTCTGTTGCATTTGATGCAACAGAGTTCCATTCAAATACTGCACTGTCGTGAATTAAACAAATAGCTTTGTCACCAAAATTATCTAATGACCACATACCAGGTTCTAACACTAAATCACCAGAAGCTGCTTCGCCCCACGCTACATAATTTGCTGTGCTAGTTACAGTATCTCCAGCACCATGTGCTGCTTTTGTAGTATTTCTAACTTCTCTTGTTACACCGGTTAATTCATTCGAAGACTGTGATGGGTCTACTAATATTATACCTGTTGTTTGTGTATCATTAATTGCACCAGACAGTGTTGTAGTAAAAGCTCCCACTTCTTCACCACCCCAAGTTCCAAGCGACCAACCAAAACCTTTAGCTTGAACAGCTGGACCTACAGGATAATAATGTTGAACTCTAATACCACCAGAAGTAGTTGCACCAGATCCTGATTCGTTTGATGGCATTGTAACAGTTAACGTTGTTCCTGTTGGAACAGTTGTAACCATAAATTTTTTATTATTAAAATCTGCTGCTGCAAAGTTAGAGTTTGTTATTGTAGAAAAATTATCTAATAAAATAATATCACCTGCAGATATATTGTGTGCAGTGCTAAAAGTAATTGTTACAGTCGCTGATCCGTTAGTTGTGCTAAACGCACTTGTAAGAGTTGTTGTAGTTTTAATAGGATGTATGTCATAAAATACACCACCTGAATATGCATATAAAATTCTATTTGTTCCAATAATTGCATATTTTCTACCTAAACTGTTTACGAAATGATGAAGTCCTCGACCCGCACCTGTTAAATTACTTTCACCTAACTGTTTCCAACCACCTATCTTTTCAGGTGTACCATATCTAAAACGAACATTATCACAGTCGATCCATTGACCTTCTGCTCCTGTTGGTGTTATCTGTTTATTGATTCCAGGTTGAAACCCTATTTTTTGTAACATACGACTCCATTATAATACTATTTTACAAATGCTGGTACACCTAGCTTTGGTCTACCATCAAATATATTTTTGTCTGCAAATGGGCCATTTACATGATTATAATGTAGAAATACTTGACCGCAAATGTTGCCCTCAAACGGCTCTCGCCAATGTTCAAGTTCACAGCCACTATATACTAGCATGTCACCTACTTCAAGCAAGACTTTTGTGCCTTTAGGTGCATTGGGTTTATGTATGTTCTTATACTCGTCTATGACATTGTCAGACCCCGTATCATCTATAAATATAGGCCAAGGATCTCCTCCTAAGTTTACTGTAGTTGATATTTCACAAGAAGGCCTATCTTTATGTCTTTTTAATATATCTCCTTTTTTATATGCTCTTGCATAAGAATAAGTTGGTACTAAATCTAAATTTGTTTCTTTTTTCATTATAGGCAGCATTTTAACGAGTAAAGTTTCCATTACCATATCAGAGTAATGAGAATAAGTATTAGGAACTTGTGGATCTGACCAAGTGCCAAACATGCCATTGTCATACGTGATATTGTTTTGATACATAAATTCTACAGCATCTCTTTTAAGTAAAAAGTAATTAAATATAAAATTAGCTAATTCATATGATAAAGCATTTTTTATAACGTGATATTTAAATGTCATAGTGCAATGTCCGTCCCATCTTTATGTTTTGTTTGATATTTAGTTTTAGGACTTAATAAAGTTTTTACTTCTTCATTTGCCACAACTTCTATTTCATATTCATCAATTCCTAATATACAACCTGCAATAAATCTTCTCATACCTATACATAAACGATATTTATCTCCGTCTTTTGTACATATAAGAGGATTTATAATTCCATTTTTTTCAATATCTTTTTTTAATGCCTGCCATCTTGGGTTGTCGGTTTGTGACATTCTACCTTCCTCAGTCTGTAAATGAGGTTCTCTAAATACTATTTTATCTTTATGTATTTTCATACAAACATTGTCTTCTGTAAAAAGTTAAATGATACAGATATTCTTATATCATTCGATTCATTAGGTTCAACACCATGTATTAACCAAGCAGGAAACATTATACATCTACCCGCTACTGGTTCGTAGTGAACTTCTCTCCACAGTCTTTCAGGTGCTGTGTCAGGAGGATTAAGTCTTTCTTTCATTTTAGGAGAAACCATTTCAGCTCCTGTTCTAGGATCTTTCATTTTTAATCCACCACATTTTTCTGGTGTCTTTACATAATAAACACCTGACCATACACAATTAGGGTGTAAGTGTGCTCTATTAAATCCACCAGGTGGATTTACATTAGCCCACATATTACCTAAAAAAGGTTCTGAGTCTAAATGTTCTTCTACATAAATTCTTTTTTGTGCTTCGTGTAAAGCTTTTACTAGTTTAGTGTACTCTGGTTTAGTATGCATATTAGTATGACTATGCCAACCTTTTACATTTGTTCTAACTACTCCCTTATCTTGATTCATCCAATTTACTATATCTTTTTCTAATTGAATATTTAAAGACTTATCTTTAATATCAAAAATATATATTGGTGTTGGAAAATGTAGCTCTCTTCTCATTTAAAAGGTGGACCTCCAAACCACATGACTAAAGATTTTCTATTTCCACGTGTTACAGGTGCAACTCTGTGTCTTATAAATGAAGCAAAGAACATAGCTTGACCTTGTTTTAATTTTATAGATTGACCTTCTTTTACTAATTCTAAATCACCACCTTCAAATTCATTTTCTGGAGATAATAAAAGAGTCATAGATATTTTTCTAATTGGTGGTTGTTCTTTACAATTAACATGATTGTCTACATGCCAATCATAAAATCCACCTGTTGGATATTCTGTGTACTGTGCCATTTCGGTTATTTGCATGCCGTCAAAACCAAAATGATTACTGTTTGTTTGTTTCATAAGATGTTCCAATTGTTTATACATATCTGGCATTTTATTAAATGGTATCCAACTTATATGTGAAGTTCTTGTGTTAGTATCTAACACACCTTTTCCAATTCCATTTTCAGCTCCAACCTCCGCATTATTTTTAGGTTCTTCTCTCCCTGCTTCTATAACCATTTTACATTGTCCTGGTGAAAATATGGGTTCATTAGTTTTAACTATATAAGACTTCCAACATGGTTCTGTTAAAATCATACTGCTCCTCTATTTTTTATTGGATCAAATTGTATGTCACAGTTTGCAGCAAGAGTTCGTCTTACTTCATCAGTGCCATTAAACGGATATACTGTATGTCTCATATCATATGGAAAAATATAAAAGTCTCTAAGATCCATAGGTGGTTGATAATCTATTTTTGCAAACTGACCATTAGCTGCTCCCATTATTTGTAGTCTACCATTTTGTGGTGTTTCTGATGCAGAATATTCTTTGCCATATGTTGATGGTAATTTTAAAACCATTACACTAGATAAACCTGTAAATAACATACCTCTATGAACATGTGCAGGGTTGTACTCATGTTGTTTCATTTCGTTAATCCAAATAGAATTAAGATGTAAATCATAGTCTCTTATCTTATTAAAACCTAAATAATGTTGAAACATTTTAATAAAATAATGTGTAACAGTTCTTGGTAATTTATTATGATTTTTCATCTTTGTCTGATCAACACCATGATAAAATAAAGAATGTTCATCTTCTATTTTACCAACTAATTGTTTATTAGCTTTATTTAATTTATCTTTATTTATTTCATAGATGTGATTAATCATTTGAAAAATATCAAGAGGCACTTGATATTTTAAAACTGACTGACCTAAAAATACAAAATCAAATTTTTGATTTTCCATGTTGTTCGATTTGTTCTTTCTCTGTATAACTTTGTTCTAATTCACCAGATTTTTTAATTCTTTGTAATGATTGTAATTGACCCATTACATTAAATACTTCAGCTTCTGATGAACTATTAGTTAATGATTTAGCTTTCTCGTGATAATGTAATCCATATGATTCTAATTGGTGCACATTAACATCTTTATCATTGAATGATCCATCATTAAATTCTTTCTTTAATTTGGACCACATTTTAATTTCTCTCATTCTATGTCGTGCAACTTTTTCCATAGAAGCTTTAGAAAATATTGCTTCATCTCTATCTATTTGATATTTTGTTTTCTTGTATTCGTCTTCTTCTTTTTCAATTTTACCTTCTAACCATTTAATCTTTGCCTCATTCCTTCTATAGTCAAACGATAATGTCATTAGGTTATCCAAGTATGAGGATTGTTCTCTTACACACTGCCAATACTTTGAAGCTTTGGTTGGGTATCTATTATCTTGTAATACAGAAAACCTTGCTTCTGTTTCTGTTCGAAACATTTGTTTCTTGG